AAATCAGCAACAGGTGAGTTGTATTTACCTTGTACTTTTGATTGTGGATATGTGCCTGGATAACCAGCAATAACACCTTTAATGCTTACTTTGTAATCGCCAAGTGAAATATATTCTTTAACCGTTCCATCTCTACCTTGAATAGCAGTTGTTACAACATTTTTAGTTTGTGTAACAACAAATAGGGCAGTATCAATCATCAATCTTTTAACTTGCGTTGTTCCCTCCCCTTTTGTTCTATATTTTATGTTTAAATTAGAAAAAACATTAGTTCCTAAATATGATTTAATGTCAGTTTGATTGTATTTTACAGGTTCACTTTTAAATGATTCTGTTGAAGCGTCAGTTTTAGGAAGTAGTATTTTAAACCCTTCAGTTTTTAACAACGCAGGTGCAGCAGTTTGAATAATCTGCTTTATTTGACCTTCTAATTGTTGTTCATTATTTGGAATAACTATCTTCATATCTATTGTGTTGCTATTCTGTTAGTGTCATTAACCACATTTAATAATACTTCTGCTACTGCTGTGTGAAGTTTTTGTGCAAAGTCTTTTGTGGCATTTTCAATCTTAATGTTTTGTGTTTCCACTAATTTACCAATATTTATGTGAATTTGTGTTGCTTTAGGTTGACTAACTTTTGACGCATCGCTTGGTCCTTTAGGTGGTTTTCCACCTCCGCCACCTCCATTGCCACCTCCATTGCCACCTGTCGGTAATTTCCCAAGATTGGTTTTTGAATATTTAGAAGCGTTCCATCCTCTTTCAAATGCTCCTCCAATTTGTGAAAAACCAGTTACGCCTTTCATTATTTGAGAAGGGTCTAAAGTTAAAAAACCAGCAACTAAATTATATACTGATACAGTTAATTCTTTCATTATTTGCCAAATACCACTTAATAAATTTCTAAATCCTTCAAATTTACTATAAGCATAAACAACGCCTGACGCTAATAATCCAATAACTGCAACAACAGCACCAATTGGATTTGATGATAATGCAATATTTAATGCTAATAAACCATTTTTAAACCCTCCTGTTGCAAATTCTGCTGCAATTGTTGCTATTGTATATGATAATGTTCCTGCTTTTAATAAAGAAAGTCTAAATGCAACTAATGATGTTATTATTGCTTGTGATTTAAACGCTAAATATAAAGAACTAAAAGCAACAGTTAAACCTATAATTTCTGATTTATTTTCTCTAATAAAATTAGATGTTTTTGTTATTAATCTAACAAATCCACTTAATACAGGCATTAATGTTTCTGATAATGATAATTTCATTAAATAAATAGAATTATTCATTCTATTAAAATTAGCCATCCCTGATTTTGCTGATTGTTCAAGACCACCTGCAAATTCTTTTTTAAGTTGATTTCCAAAACGAGGTAAAAATACTTCGGACATTACCTCTCCTTTTTTCATCATATCAAGCAATTCTGCTTTTGTAGTTCCCATTGCACGAGCAGCAATTCCTAATGCACCAGGCATACGTTCTCCTAACTGCCTTGTTAATTCCTCTGAATATACACGACCTTTAGACATCATTTGTTGCAAAGCATACAACGAACCTGCACTTTCTTCTGCCGATAAATGCATAACAGAAGCAGCCATAGAAACACCTTCAAATATATTTTTAGATTGTTTACCCTCTATTGAACTTCCTCTTACAGCACCTTGAAATTTAGCAAACGCATCAGCAGTACTTGCTAAATCCCACCCCATAGAATTAGATAATTTTGAAACATATTCAAAATCAGCAGCACCTTGTTTCATTGAGCCACTTGCAAATCCCATTTGGTTTTTAAATCCTTCAACTTGCATTGAAACATCTAATATGCTTTTTCCAAATTGATATATTTCCCTTATTGCAAATGCAGTACCTATTGTTCTTCCTAATCTTGTAAATGTATTATTTAACTTATCAGTAGAATCATTTAATTTTTCTGTGCTATTTACTGCATCTTTAATTTGACTTGAAAATAAGTCTTTAAGGGTTATTACATATTGAACTGTATTATTTGACATAGGTTATTTTCTTTGTAATTTACCATCTTTTACCAATGCGTACATTAATTCTCCCTCTAATTGATAAAACTTGTCATCGTCAAGCAAATCAGGGTCTATATTAAAAAAATAGCGAAGAAGTGCAGATATTTGCCTTTCCTCGCTACTATCATCGGTAATTTTATACCTTAATTTTTTTTTTGAATGTTCAAATTGTATAGTTCGACTAATGTTGAAGCATACATATTGAAAGTCAAATAGATTGCATCGTTTTCAGGACTTTCATCTAAAATTCTTTTATCAGATTGTCCTTGTACTAAACACGCTCTTAAGATTGTGTCATTTGCTTGACTTAATGAAGTAGGTGCTAAATCCAACGCATACATCTTTAATTGTCTTGTAGGGAGTTTAAAGTAACCTATTACTGGTTCTTCTTTGTCCGTTACAATAACGTGAGCATGAATCTTCTCGCCCATTTCATTTGTCAACTTTTCAGCAATCTTATCTGCTTCTTTTTGAACTTTCTCTAAATCTAAACTTACACTCATAAAATAGTTTTTATAAGTGTAAATTTAGAAATATTTTTCTTATCGAACAATCTGTCCAATAATTAATGGAACTTTAACAGTTAGCGAAGTATCTCCCTCATTACTTTCTAATGGGTTTTCCATAAACTCAACCATTAACAAAGTGTCAACAGTAGGAAGTACATTTGTACCACCCATAACAACTTTAATTGTAAATGGTGCAATGTTTAATGGATTACTTGCAGGAGATGCTGCAATAATCTGTTTCCATTCATCAGTCTTTAATTCAATAGAACCTGAATATTCAACTCTACCATACCCTCTTGCAACAGGCTCATTACCTGCTCCGTAGATATTTTGTTTTTCTTGTTTATGGTTATATTCAATTTTTGTAATTGATGTTAACGGATTTCCGAATAACATTACTTGAACATTTCCCCAACCATAAGCAACTCCGTTAATAAGTGGTGTTGGCATTTTTATTATAAATTAGTAGTGAAACCTATGTTAATTGTAATAAAGTCAGCAACTCCAACAGGAAGCAATTTAATTGCTACTGTAATATTGTTTGTTGACAATACGTTTTGTGATGGATTGATTGTTACATCAAATGCACTCAACTCACCTGCTCTTACCATTTGATCTAAAGCCAAACCTGCTTGACCCTCCATATAAGCAATAAAAGCATTGGTCATTGTACCATCTGAATTTAATGTTATTGGTCGGCTAACTTCAGGTAATAAGAATGTTCTTACACCTCTTGTCGCTTTGTCAATAGTTCTGTTTGAATAGATAAAATGATAATCTGAACTTGGCAATGTAGCAGTTGTTGGAGGAGTATTGTAACTTCCTGTAATTCCAATCAACTTACGGCTAAACATATAACCATAGTTGTTTAGTGTAGTCAATAATGAATCAGCAACATCATTAAATTGTTGCCCATTGCTAAATGCAACAGTTTCTAATTCTGTGCCATCTGACATATTATATTTGCCTACCCATGCAATTGATTCAGAAACCAAAGATAATGCAACAGCACCCAATTTAGCGCCTAAATCAGATATACTTTTACCTGTTGTTTTCCAAAGTTTGTAACCAAACCCTCCGCCATCTTGTGAAATAACAACTGATACATTTTTAGAAGCCAATCCTGTAATATCTGTTAGTGCAGATACATTTGTTGTTGCTGAAATTTCAGGAGCAAACAATATAGACATTGGTTTATACAGTTCTTGTGAAGCAGTTGCTTGTGTTTGTAATGCAGTAACTTGACTTGTTGCCCAAGCAGTTGAATAGTTGTGCATAACACCCATTTGACGAATTTCTCCGTTTGCAAAATCTCTTACCAATGCAACATTTGACGCAGCGTAAGTAGAATAATAAGCAATGTACAAAACACCCTGTGGTTGTAATCTGAAAAATTCAGATACATGATAATACTCAACAATTCTTTTAGAAGCAACACCACTAACTACCGCTTGTGCAATAGTAGCAGCAAATGTTCCTGTAACAACTAATGAATAAGGTGTTCCACTATTAGGGAAAATACCCTCTCCTTTTTTAGTAGTAATTGTAATTACTGCTGATGATGAAGTAGCAGAAAAACCATGTGTGTTTGTCAATGCGTTAATAGCAGCAGTAACACCAGTTGCAGCAGTAGTTGTAGTTGATACATCTGAAGCAGTTAATGTGTACTCACACAATGTGATTGCAGTACCATTGTAATCAGTATAAACAACTTTAACAACATCACCTTCTGCACCTTTGTTTGTTACAGTATAAGTGGAAGTTGCTTGTGTTTCATCTGAATATAGATTGTCAATACCCAATGCTACTGCATCAGATAATGAAAATACTTTTTTGATTCTCGATGTTGACGAAAACCCTAAAGGCAAAGTTGAATTTACAAACATTAAACCTGAAATGTAATCACTCCCAGGCAATGCTCGACCTAATCCACCTTGTCCGTAATTAAACGTAATATTTGGTAAACTCATTTTTAAAGTTATTAAAAAAGCCTTGTCAATTACAACAAGGCTCTTAAGTTATTAATTTTCTTGTGCCTTGTCTTTAGCACTTGCCTTTTTCGGTGTTAGAATTTCATCTCTTGTTTTAGTTGTGTATTCTGTTGTCGGTGTGTGGATATACCAATCATCTCCTACAAAATATACTACATTAACGTGAGTAAATTCATTTAAAAATTCAATTAACTCTTTCATAAGTCAAAGAATTATGCTTGTACTGCTCTACCTACTTCAACAAAGTTTGTTCCATCATAAATGAAACGAATTGTTGCACTTTTGCTAATTGCTGGTGCAATAGTTCCTGCACTTACAAAGTTAGTTCCAAAAGTAACTGTGCGAGAAGTTGTATCTGATTTCAAGATAAATGTAATCTCGTCATATTTTTGACACAATGTATCAACACAATTAACTGTCATTGCACCTGTCAATGTTCCTGGATTAACGTATGTTTTAGATGCGTTAGGTGTAAGAGAAAGTGTTGCTGTATAAGCAGGTTCTTTAATGTCATGAGTAATAACACGTCCTGTGTTGTCCTCATTTGGTAAAACTCCAAATCTTGCCATTTTTTTATATTTTTTAAATGGGGGAGGTTGCCCTCCCCGTTATTATTAATTAATTAAGCAGTAATAGTTGTGTAAATTACTAATTGGTCTGCAAATCCAATTTGTGTGTCCATTTTGAACAATCCTTTAACAAAGAACAATTCAGAATTGTTTTGCAAACGAGCCAACTGAAGTTGATTATCTTCTGTTGAGTTGATACCCAACCAAAGGTTTGAATCAATGTCTGGTTTAGCAATACATACAAAGAATGTGTTTTCAGGAATACCCGCACATGGTACAACATCATATCCACGATATTTTGTGTAAGCAGCTTCGTCTGAACGGATATTTTTGTAAGTATCTGTTCTCAATGCTTCTTCATATTTCAATTGGTCAGCGTAAGAAACCAAGAATTTCAAACCACCTTTACCATAACGGAACAACAATGCTTTAGGAACTAAATTCATTGCTTCTGTCCATTTATCACGAATGTTTGCAGTAGTTAAAGCAACTGGAGAAGTTACAGGAACTGCACCTTGGTCTAATGCTTTTTTAACCAATCCATCAAAGTAGAAATAGTTAGCATCTGAAGCAGCAGCACCTTTAGTTGTAGGGTCAACTGCTGAACCTTGTGCGTCATATTGTACACGAGATTTCCAAATTGCGTTTTCAAAAAACTCATTCAAACGTTTCATCGTTTGCATCATAATGAAGTTTTCTGCTGTTACAGGCAACTCACGACCTAACAATTTAGGTTGTAGTTTTTCTGCATAGAAATGTGCTTCAAAATCACGAGGGTTTACTTCGTAATACAACATCAAATCTTTAGGCTCGATAACTGCACCTGTTACAGTTACATCACCTTGTGAAGTTGGAGTTGCTTGACGACGTTGCATAAAGTTAGCAACCTCAACTCGTGGAATTGTCTTTTTCTTTCTGATACCATCTTCTACATAGATAGCACCTTTTTCAATAGTGTCCGCACCTACTACGGCTCTTGTAATCATGTAAGACGCTGCTGGTCCTGACCAGGAGGTGTCTTGTATATTTAACGCTTCACTCATCTTTTATAAGTTATATTTATTTCTAATTTCAATCATTGCAGATGCTACTCCTGCCTCTAAAGCAGATTTATCCATGTTTTCTACTTCAAGTGTTTTACCACTTTTGTTAACTGCTAATCCATCAATCATTGTAGACGCAGAATCAAAGTCAGCAATAGCCAAGTTTGTCCATTTTTCAACAACTTCTTCTTTATTAACAATTTTACCCAATTTTATAGCATTGGTAACGAGTTCAGTTGCTTTGTTTTTGCACTCTAACTCTGCTTTCATTTTTGCCTCCTCGTCAGCTTCATTTTTAGCCTTTTCCATTTCGGCAACTTTTTGTCTTGCTTCTGCTAACTCCGCTTCCAATTTTGCACACTTTTCTTTCATAGCGTCAAGGCTGTTTTTGCCTTTGTTCTCTATTTCTTCAATAGCGTTTAAAATTATTTCTTCAGTTGCATTTTCTTCAAGACCAAGTTTGTTTGTTACTGTTAACATTTTACCTGTGTTTTGATTATTATTAAAACTATTTATTATTAGTGTCGCTTCTTTATAAGCATTCCTAACATCTTCGGATTTGATTCGTGGTTTGTTTAAAGAAACTGATTCCTCAATTTCATCACATAAACCATTAGTCAAACATTCTGTCGCTGTAAACCATGTTGTAGCATCCATTAATTTTGAAATCTCTGTTTCACTTTTTTTGGATTTTCTTGTCAACATAGTAATTAAAGATTCTTTCATTAATTTAAGAACCTTTTTATCACCACCCATAGGATTGTGAATCATTAACAAAGCATAATCTGACATAATACGTTTTCTTCCCGCTTGGAATATTACTGCTGCAATACTCGCTGCAATACCTACGTTTACCGTGTCAACTTTAGCGTTTGTTTTTAATATGGCATTGTAAATACTCATCCCATCCATTACAGAACCACCAACAGAATTAATGCGTATCTGAATAGATTTTTTACCCAATGAATCTAAATAAAGTAATTCACGGGCAAATTCAGAACCATTAACACCATCACCATCTTCATTGTCAAAACCTATGTGCTTGTCTATAAGCATTATAGGTTCATCAACGCTTGGGTCTATTGTATATTTTAATACCATATTACGAAATTATTTATACTTTTGATGTTAAACATTATAATATAGTAAAAAATGGCAAAATTAAAAAAGGAAATAAGTACATATTTACGCCCACTTGATAATAAACTATTAACTGCTTATTGCTATGTGCATAGAACATCT